GCCGCGTCATTGATATGCGTAAGAGCCTTGGCAGCGCAGGCCGCGTAACGTATACTCCTAAGTTAGCGAGCCGTGTGCTACAGGTTCCGGGCCGGGGAACGGGCAGAACACTCCGCCAGCTTCCTCCGGGTAGAACAGAAGGCCGCGATTACTGATGCGCCCGCATACGCAAATCCACGATAGAATACGATATGTTAGGGTTGCCCAGCGGAGCGGTCTGTTGCAGCAACGTGGCGCGAAGGCAGAGCTTGCGCGTATCCTTGGGGTAAGCACGCAGTATATATCATATCTGCTGCGAAGGATTGCGGAGGAAGGAGCCTCCGAAAATGGCGTGACAGGCGCTGACGGATTGAGAGGCGAACATGGTAGCTGAAATAAAGCAAGAAGAGCCGACTTCAATCAACAAGCGGAAGCCGCGCCACATGCAGCCGGAGGTTGGCACATCCGGCCTTCGTCGCTTTGGCGGGTACGTCAATGATGACTTTGATCCACAGTTAAACGGGTTCAAGGCGGCGGCGGCGTACGACGAAATGCGGCGTAATGACCCGGACGTTGCGGCGGTCCTGAGCGCCATCGAATATCTCATCCATAGCGTCGACTGGACGGTTGTACCCGGCGGCAATACGCAGGCAGATATCGACGCCGCTAACTTCCTGCGCGAATGCATGGAAGATATGGACATGAGCTGGCACGATTTGATCAGTGATGTCTGTTCCATGTTTCCTTTTGGATGGGCATATTTTGAGATCATCTGGAAGCAGCGTAATGGTCTCTCGCCGCATGCCGATGAGATGGAAAGTCAGTATGACGATGGGCGTATTGGCTGGGGTAAGGTTGCTCTACGCGGCCAAGAGAGTCTTGATCGCTGGGAATTCGCGGACAATGGCGACATCAAAGGCATGTACCAGCGCGTACTCTGGTCGCCGGTTACGCCACAGCAATCTATCCCCAAACTGATCCCTATCGAAAAGTGTGCGCTATTCCGTGTCAAGCGTGAGAAGAACAACCCGGAAGGTTGGAGTATCCTGCGCCCGGCGTATCGCCCGTACTTCATCAAGAAGAATATAGAAGAGATTGAAGTGCAGGGCGCTGAGAAGGATATGGTCGGCACACTCGTGATCCGGATGCCTGCAAATGGCACGTCTGATGATCGCGAAGTGGCGCTTACGATGCTGGAAGATTATCACAGCGGCGATCAGACTGGGCTTCTCCTGCCACGTACTGTCAATGACCCCACCCTCCTTGAACTGGACTGGTCGGCGGAGCTCATGAAGAGCCCCGGCAGCAAGATGGTCGATACAGACAAGATCATCAACAGGTGCAGTGTTATGATCACGCGTACCAGCCTTGCGCAGTTCCTGACGCTTGGTCAGAACCGCGCCGGAGGTAGCCGTGCGCTGGGCGAGAGTATGATGGATTTATTCCAAGTGAGTGTGAACGGACACTTGGATAACATCGAAGGAACGATTAACCGTTCCATGGTGCGCCCGTTGTTCAAACTGAACGCCTTCTCCGGCATGACCAAATTGCCGCAACTACAGCACGCCAACACGGGCGAAATGACCATGAAGGACTTCTTCGACAGCATCACCAAGCTACACGACACGGGCTTCCCGCTGAACGACCCGGACGCGATCAATGTCGTGCGCAAGAAGCTCGGATTGCCGCAGCTTGACCAGGATTACCTCCAGCAGCGCCAAGAGATTGAAGAGCAGGCCGCGCTCGCCATCAATACCCCTGATTGGGAAGACAGCAATGAATTCCCGAAGGAGCGATACCCGGTTAAGATTGATGAACGTGTTCCGGCTCGGGGCACCAAATCTGTGAAGCAGGAAGCCCCATTGCAGCCGAAGGGTGATCCGGCCAACCCACTGAACAAGCTCAAGGTCGATCGTAAGCCGCCGCCGCCTGCACAACAGTCTATCCACGCTCCGGCTCGTAAGACGGCACGCGAATGGAGGGAATGGCTAGAACAGAATTCGGAAGAGTAGAAGGGAGTCTCAATGGCAGTCGCAGATCGGTGTATGAAGCACGAAGTCTGCCGCATCGGTGGCGGGAAGCTCATTGATGTTCTTGACCTTGGGGATATCTATCTAAATGACTTTCTAGCCCCCGGCGATTCACCCCCCGAGGCGTACCCCCTGACGCTGTGCTATAGCCCGGAGAGCGAATTAGTACAGCTCCGCCATACGGTTGACCCAGAGTTGATGTATCGGAGATATTGGTATAACAGCGGCACCAACGAAAGTATGGTTCGGCATCTCAGGGAAATCGTAAGCCGCATCCTTGAGAACGTCTCTCTGAAGCATGGCGATATCGTTGTTGATATCGGATGCAATGATGGGACACTTCTCGCGGCGTATCCTAAGGGGCTGGGATTGCAAACATTCGGATTTGACCCAGCCGAAAATCTCTCTCCGCATGCTACTTGGTTCGTGAACGATTTCTTTACGTCCCGTGCGTATAATCTAGCCTCGTTGCCGCGTACCAAGGTCGTAACTAGTATCGCGATGTTCTATGACATCGAGAAGCCGGTTGAGTTCGCATGTGATGTAAATCAAATTCTTCATGATGAAGGGCTCTGGGTCTTGGAGATGCACTATCTCCCGAAGATGCTAGAACACGCGGAAGTAGACGCGATCTGCCACGAACACCTGATGTACTACAGCCTGAAGAGCCTGAGCTACGTGCTGCATCAGGCGGGGTTTGAAGTCGTAGACGTAGAATTGAACAATACGAACGGCGGGAGCATGTTGGTGCTTGCTAAGAAGAAGCATCGCGCTAGTTCCGTTTCGCCGCGCGTGCGGGAGCTTCTTGATCGCGAGGCCGCAACGCCAATTCGAGAAAGACTAGAGATTTTCTCTAAGCAGGTGAAAGAGAATAAGACAGATTTGCGCATTCTTCTTGAATCTAAGTATTCCTTCGGCTATAGTGTTCTGGGGTACGGCGCAAGCACGAAGGGGAATACGCTGCTGCAATACTGCGAAATTGGTCCGGATCTATTACCGTATATCGCAGATCGTAATCCCGCCAAGTGGGGGCGCAAGACAGTGGGCAGTAATATTCCCATCATTAGCGAAGAAGAAGCGCGCAGTATGCTCCCTGACTATTTCTTCGCGCTGCCGTATCACTTCATCGATTCATTTATGAAGCGTGAATCGGATTTTCTGAACCAAGGCGGCAGGTTCATCGTTCCTGTTCCGACGCCGAGGGTGTTTGTATGAGGAAGATCCTCTTCATCAACAGCGACAGCGCCAAGCCGCGCTGTGCCATATTTCAGGCCGGTAAGATCTATGCCGATGCGATGCGACTCTGCAAAGAGTTTGAGCTAACATACACGGAAGTCTATACTGGCGGCGAGACACCTGACCTGGAAGGCTACGACGCCGTCATTTTCAACTATCAGCATGTCAGTATGCAGATCATGCCCCCGGCGTACTTCAGTTATTGTCCGGTAGCGATCGGATTCCTATATGAAGCGCGGCTTGACCCTGCTGATAGCCCTGTGCATTTTGGCGGCCTTAAAGCTGGTGAGCTTTTTGACATCCTGATATCGCCTGATCCTACGCTTGTGAGCATGTCGAAGGTATGGGCCGTGCCGCGCGTCATCCAACGCTGGCGCGGTGAGCGAATTCCACAAGATATTACAACTATCAGCACGTTTGGTTTCCCTTCGCCATGGAAGGATCTTAAACGTGTTGTTGAAATGATGAATGAGGAATTCACAGAAGGTATATTCCGCCTGAATTTCTCGTCAGCCAGCCATCAGGTAGATACTGATCTACAGAATATGATGATTGCAATAGCGAATGAGCTTGTCTTTCTGGCCAAGCCGCGCATTAAGATTTTGTTCACGCAGGAATATATGACAGATGTTGGCCTAGTGCGCTGGCTTTCCGATAGCGATTTGAACGTCTTCCTTGCGAAAGAAGAACGCGGGATCCAAACGGGCGGCGCGCTGTTGGCCAGTGCAGATATGGCGATCGCCGCGCAAGCGCCCCTGTTGGTGAGTGATAATATAGAAGCGCGGCATCTAAAAGGGTGTAAGTGGAAATCCTTAAAAGAAGCGATCATGTATGGTGCAGGCGCGACTAAGTATCTATATGATATTTGGTCGCCGGAGAACTTTGCATCTAAGATGGATGAGTTTGTGAGGGAATACCTATGAAGACTTTCAATAAATGTCTGGAGCCGTCTGACTACGGCGAAGGCAAGATGGGACTCTGGACTTATGCTTATGACTTCTCTGTAGAATCCAGAATGATCCCTTTCATGCCAAACCCGCATCTGCATCGCCGGTGGGAATACGGAATGGCGATGGAATTTCTCGGCCAGCTTGGTGACCCCGAAAAGATTAAGCGCATCCTAGATGTTGGCGGCGCGGGTAGTCTTTTTGCTCCTATCGCGATGGCCTATGGATATCATGTGACAGTTGTTGATCCTGACCCGTGCGTGTTTATGCTGGCCGGGCAGGCGCGCGCAACGGGGGGCGGAGGCGGCGAAGCAATCTGCGCTGATTTCATGGAATGGGGGGTTTCGAAAGAGGATGGCAAGCATGGAACCGAAGTATTTGATGCCGTCGTATCCCTGAGTACGATTGAACATATCGGAGATGATGTGGCATTCATCAAGAAGCTCGCGGCGCATGCTGAGCGCGGTCTGTTCCTGACGACTGACTTCAGTATGGATGGCGGCCAATACAGCACGGCGCATCTCCGAACATATACCCCAAAGACCATGAAGAATAAGCTATTGGCGGCGCTTGGGCAGGAGTGGAACTTGCTAGGCGAGATAGATTGGAAGCATACTGGGCTCTGGGTAGACGGTTACAATTTTGCCAGTCTGGGGGTGGTCTGTGAAAAGGCTTAGGCTGTGGTTGGCTAAGAAGCTTCTTCCCGAACATTATATGGTTGTCAAGGGCATACGCCATCCAGATATACAATTTGGCGATAGAACTGGCCCCGCAATGCCATTTAGGCAGAAGCTGGATTAAGACATGCCTTGGGCGATTCGTTCTTCGGGTGGCAAGTTTCAGGTCGTAAATGCCCAGACGGGTGATGTTAAGGGCACGCATGATACGCTCGAAGAAGCCAAAGCCCAGATGCGCGCGCTTTATGCCAATGTCAAGACAAGCGAAGAGATTACATTCGAAGAATATTCTATCATTGCCGGCGAAGAGCCGAAGATCACACAGGAACAATACGCCGCGACGGCGGAGCCGCTGCTGACAGAAGAGGAATATAGGCGGGCGTCAGAACCGAAGATTACTGCCGAAGAGTTTCTTAAATCTCTCATCCCGCCAACGGTTCCTGGTCCAGCCGGTAAAATGGGCGCTACGGGGCCAATGGGGCCACAAGGCCCCCAAGGCCCGGCTGGCCCCCTAGGGCCGCGTGGCGAGGCCGGAGAGCCCGGCACAGCGGGTCCGCAAGGCAGTAAAGGAGACAAGGGTGACACTGGAGAACGAGGTGAGACGGGTGATCCCGGGGACAGAGGTCCGCAGGGCGATAAGGGTGATCCCGGATCGAAGGGCGATACCGGGGAGCGAGGCCCACGAGGATATCAAGGAATCCCTGGAAGAACTGGACCAAAGGGCGAAGTCGGAGAACGAGGGCCAGAAGGAAAGTCGGGGCCAGAAGGCCCGACGGGAAAGCCCGGTGCCCCCGGCATCAGCCCTACCATCGCAATCAATAGCGATCCACAAACGCCTTCTCTCAGATCGCTAGGATTTAGCGCAAACGAAGCTGCCCCTGGAAATCACTGGCATCACATGCCAGAGAGCAAGCACGCGCGTCGCCACAACATGCGGCTGAATATTGATCCTATCTTCCCTGCGAGTGGGACGGTTCAGGATTATGTGTTGGCCTTTGACGCGACAGCGCCTCTACTGATGAAGTGGATGGCGCAGTCTGGCGGAACAGGCGGCGGCACGCTAACGCTTAGCGATGTGATTCCGCAGGCCATAGGAACGGCAGGCAGCGCGGGCGATGGCGGCAGCGCGGCTCGTAGTAATCATGGGCATGCACACGGAACGATAGCCAGCGGGAACCATCACCCCGAATACAGCGGTTCGGCGCATAGTCATACAATTGCACATACTGATCTTAGCGGCGTTACTTCTGACCAACACCACGCGCAAGCACATGCAATTGACGGCGCAGATCACAGCGGGACGCTGGCGTTCAGTGCGCTCAGCGGCACGGCCCATACACATTCTCCAGATCATGCAGCGGTTACGCTTGCGGCCAGTGCTGCCGGAATACTTGATCTTGCAGCACAGGCTTTAGGGTTTGATTCTCAGTCGGCAAACCAAGTTCTTGCTTCTCCTAATGGATCTTCTGGCACTCCGCAATTCCGTTCTCTCGGAACTGCTGACTTGCCATCGATCCCGCACTCATTCCTATCGAGCGTAGGGGCGAACGACCACCACGCGCAGAGCCATGCTTTGACAAGCGGAGATCATACCGGCCAGCTTCCGTTCGGGTCTATTAGTGGTAGCGTTACGGCAGCACAGCATGGCACGTTCTTAGCAGACAACCTGCACCCAGAATACTCTGGTTCTGCCCATACACATGCAGGCGGTGGGACGCACGCGCTGCTCGATGGATCGACGCACTCCGATACACTTGTCGATACCGTAACGGACGGCGGCGTGATCATTGGCAACGTGACGCCGAAGTGGTCGAGCCTTGCAATCTCTATCCCGGCTGCGAACGTCCGCAACGTGCTGGGCGTAGATAACGGGGAACTACGGCCATCGTGGAAGGCCATCCTCGACGGCACGACCCCGGCGGCCATCGGCACAGCAGTGGCAGGCACGGCACTGACCGCCTCCCACCGCGATCACGTCCACGCGACGGGTGCGGGGACACCCAGCACGCAAGCGTTCGGCGATGCGGCGGCGACGGGATCGGGGCCAGCGGCGTCGATGACCGACCACAAGCACGCGATGCCCGCAAACCCGGTGACGGCACACGAGTCCGCGTACGCCCATACGGACATCGCCGGGCATATCGCGGATGCTTCAGACGCTCACGGCGCTTCGGCCATCTCCATCCTCGACACGGCAGGCGACTTCACGGCGACGGACGTGGAGGGCGCGCTCGCCGAGCTGCAAACGGATGCCGAAGCGGCAGCGCACAGCCATGAGATTCCCGTGGTCGTGGACGGGGCGACCGCATCCACCACGGCTCCGTACGCGATGGTGCGTATCCCGAACGCATGCACGATCGTCAGCGTCCACGTCAAGACGGCCGAGAACATCACCATCGGCGCGACGGCATGGATCGGCGACATCCACAAGATCCTCGCCGCGAACGTCAATACGGACGGGCAGGGCACAACGATCTACGCCACACAGGGAAACCGCCCGACGATCACGAACGGCAACATGGGCAATCAGGCAACGACTCCCGACGTGACGGCGCTGGCGGACGGGGACTACCTCGCCTTCTACACCGATCAGGTTGGAACTAACGCGACATTCATTGCGATGGCGGTGGAGGTGAGTGCCCCATGACCGTACACCTCGCCACGCTCGCCGATGTCACCGCGCTCCGCAACCTCGCCTCGTCCGTCCGCAGCGATCTGGACGCCGACTGGCCGGGGGAGGACAACGCCTACCCCTTGCAGCGGCTCCGCGACTACGTGTCGAGCGGGCGGGCGATCGTGCTGGTGGACATCGTAGGTGGGGGGCTGGCGGGGGCGTCGATCTGGATACGACGCTCGGGCGCGTGGTGGATGCGGCTATTCATCACTGACCCGGCCATCAGCGCGTTGCAGCGCGGGCGCTCCATGCAGCGGATGTTCCGGTTCGCGGCCGAGCATGTGCCACCTGACACGAAGCTGTGCGGGATCGGCAGGGCGGGCAGCGGGGCGGAAGCGTATCTCGCTGCCCGGTTGCCCTCGGTAGACAACCGGCAGGTCCGTGACGGATACGTGCTGTACTCGGGCACGGCAGCCGATCTGCTGGCGGCGGTCACATGAGTTTCGCCAACTTCTCTTGCGATCTGGTGTTCAGCGGTGAGACGCGCGATAGCGAGTGCGAGCGGGCGACTGGTTCGATTGCCACCACGGGGGACGCGACGGGGATCACGCTGGATGAAACCTCGCCAATCGCCGGGACGGGGATGCTCAACGTCGCGTTCAGCATCGCAAGCGCCCTGCTCCAGCAGAAGGCGCACATCCGGGCTCTCACCGGGATAAACGTCTACGGCTACCACTTCCGCATGCGGCGGACGGGTTCGTTCACGGCGGATGTGCCGCTGCTGCTCAAGCAGAGCGCCGGGTACACGGTGCTGTATATCGACGACGCGGACAATCTGATCAAGGCGCAGAACTCCTCGGGCGTCGTAACGATGCAATCCACGACGGCCGTGCCGACGGCGGGCAGCATCGAAGTCTGGTTCATCATCGAGGTCGCCGGGAACAACGCATGGTTGTTCATCGACGGCGTGCAGGAGGCGTACGGGTACGTCAGCAACCAGCCTGACTATTTCTTCAAGAACAACGGCGGGTCGGGGCTAGGGGCCGACCTCAAGGTCGATGACATGTGCATGGTGTTCAGCAGCTCAGCGAACGATACGCCGGACAAGGTGCAATGGCCCCGGCTGAAGACGCTGGCGGCGTTTCCGATCCCATCAACCGACGGCGACTACACCGCCCCCTCGACGGCTACGGATACAGTGACGGCAGATACGGGTGGGGCGCACGACATCTCGAACGCTACCGGTGGGACGACACCGTGGGCCACAAATACGTGGGCCGGGCACACCGTCACGGTCACTATTGCCACGGTGACGTATGAGTTGTACGTCGAGGCGAATGGCACGGACTGGCTGGACGGCAGGTGGTCTGACTATTACGGCACGGAGACGGTACCGATCAATGGGGGGGGGCGTACGGTCAACATCTACAGTGAGGACGGCTGGACGGGCGTAGGCGACGTGACGAACAAGGCGGACAACTGGGACGAGGACGAGTTGCCGGCCCACGACGGCGACACATCGTATAACGGTCAGGGGGGCGGCGTGCTCGGCCGCCAGCTCTCGGAAGGCGAAACGCGAGCCGAGATCGGGCTTGCTACCGACGACGTGCTGTTCCGCGTCTTCGGGCGCGGGGTGTCGCGCTACGGTTCAGCGCCCAAGACGCCTGATTACGCCACGCAGCCGCACGTCATCCTCAAGGGGGCGTCGAACAACAACAAGGTCGGCATGCCAAACTCGCAGGTCGGGCATAGCATCACGGCCACCTACGGCGGGTTCACCAGCGCCGCCATCAAGTACCCCGGCAATCCCGGCACGGACGAAAACGGCTGGAACTCGTCCGGCAGTCCGGCCGACTTCAATGCGTGCTGGTTCGGCATGGTGAGCGGCCCCTCCAGTTGGACCGGCTCGAACGGCTTCCGGGCGACGATGCTCTGTCTCGTCATCCTGTTTTACCCAGCGTCCAGCGGGCTACTGCCGCTGGCAACGCGCGAGTCGCTGGTCATGCCCCGCCGTACTATCCATAATTTCCTAGTCACGAGGTAACGCCATGCCAAGAATGTACGCCAGCATCTTCCGAGCCGTTGCGGTGACGGCGGTACAGGACTTCTTCGAGATCAGCCCGGCGGCGAATAAGCCGATCCGGCTGGTGCGGCTCAAACTCTCGCAGTACACCGACGTAGGCGATGCGGCGGAGGAGATCCTAAGCTATTCGATCTTCCGCGTGCCGGTGACGGCGACAAGCGGAACGGGCGGATCGACGCCTGCGGTCAGCGCGGTGAACCCGACCGATGCGGCAGCGGGAGCCGTCGTGGAGGCGAACAACACCACCGTCGCCACGACAATCGGTACGCTAGTTGAGTTGATGGCGGATACGTTCAACATCCGTACGGGCCTCGACTTGCCGTTTGAGCCGGAGTGCCGGTTCGGCGCGGTCAACGCCACGTTGCTCGTTGTGCGGCTCAACGCTGCGCCGTCCGACTCGCTGACGATGAACGGCACCATCTGGGTTGAGGAAGAAGGATAAATGCGAGCGTATGCGCGGCGGCCAACGAGGGCGAAGCCCATCTTTCGGCGAGTCTACCGTCGGCCGCCGCCGAGGAAATGGATCGGCACGGCAGCCGCGGCACCGCCAGCGGGGCCGATCAGGCGGCGTTGGGCCGCGTACATCTAAGGCAGAACGCGGGGGCAGCGTGAGTAGACGTAGATACACTCGGACAGGTAGCCGTTCAAGTGCCCGCGCTGATCTGGGATTATTTATTGGTATAATCTATGTTAAGATTCAATGTTAGTTTTCCTATACCGCAACCCCATCATGATCCTGGGCTAATTCGACTCGCCGTTGGTCGGGGAGCCCAGAAGGTCGTGGATGCAGTTATTCTGCTAAGCCCCGGCAGAGCCAAATTAGGGTGGAAGATTCGTTTCCTAGGGAATGAATCTGCACAAGTTTATGCTGACCAGAACCCGCCGCTTTCTCTCTGGCTTGAATATGGAACTGGAAAATTCGGCACTAGGGGCGGGATAGGCAGAGAGTATTTCATTACGCGGCACGGAGCAGTCATCGGTAAGGGTCTAGTTGCTCCCGGAAGAGAGCTCTACGGACCTGGGAGTGGCAGGGCGCGCGGTTCTATGATGGTTACACGGCGTTCTGCCGGGTGGGTTCCAAGAAAGTTCCGTGGAAAAGTAGTCGGTTTCAGAACTGGCCGCCCGATGCTGCGCTTTGAAACAGATAAGTCCCTTGACCCATCAAGCGGCTTAATGATGGGCGATGTGCATTTCGCTCCTCAAGTCAAGCATCCCGGCATTAAGCCTAGATATTATCTGCGCGAAGCATGGCAGACAAATCAGGCTGGTATTATCAATGACATCCGTATAACGGCCAGGAATAAGATATCTGGCGAGCTAGGTATCTATCCCGGCGCTGGCGGCACAGGGAGCGGCAGATATGGCATTCGGGTAGGCACAAAGTTCGCCAAGCTGCGATAGGCTGGTTATTTTGCATCCGCGTATTGCCATTCATTGTCCAATTGGCGCTATCATAGGTGGGAATGATGCCCTCTTCGGAGGGCTACTTCCCTACCAACACGCTAAGGGAGCGATATGAATACACATTTCTTAAGAAAAAGGTAAACTGGATATGGTGCGCAGAGGAGAAATCCCCTGGAATAAGGGTAAGCCTTGGCCGGATGAAGTTAAGGCTAAGATTAGTATTGGTAATCGCAAGCCTAAGCCAAGATTACGTCCATTGTCTAAAGAGTTCTACGAGAACGTATCCAGGAAATTAACAGGCATTATTCGTTCCCCTGAAACGAGAGAGAAGATAGCGAGAGCTAGGCGAGGTACGCACCCATCAGAGGCAACTAGAAAAAAGTTAGCTCTGGCGGGCAAACGGAGAGTGATTTCGCCGGAACATTCAGAAAAGATGAAGGCTGGTTGGCGAGAATGGGCGGGAAAATGGCCTAAGCCTGAAACTAAGCTAGAGACTCGTCTATATGCACTTCTTAACAGATCCGGGTATGCGTACCAGAAGCAGAAGCAGTTTGGATCAAGAATCGTGGATGCTTATGTGCCTGAACTCAATTTAGCTTTTGAGGCAGATGGTGCCTATTGGCATAAAGATAAGAAGGCGCAACTTATTCGTGATGAGTATTTGATTTCAAAGGGGATTGAAGCGGTCGTACACCTTACTGAAATTGACTTAAAGGGCGTGACGCTTGACTAATCTTCATTTCCTTGCAAAACTTGGCGAGTTTTTTCGATCAAACAAGGAAGCGATTGAAGCTGGGGAGTTAACTCCGGAAGAAGTGACGGAAGCGTTCAAGCAGGCACGTTCTTCTTCTGGCGGAAAGGCAAAGGCCGAGCGAATGATGATGTCAGAAGCGTTCGCTCGCAATGGCGAATATAAACTCTTCTTCGAGCAGAAGTTTGCCGAACCGCCCAGCACGATTCAAGTCCTCCCAAAGCCCGGCCAGTACAGTCACCCTCGTTATGGAAAGTTCCGGATGACGCCGGAAAATATCGCCGCGTTCGTGAGTAATCATAATCAGCATGTGTATCAGGAACAGGTTCCGATTGATGCCGAACATGAGAGTAAGCTGAGTGGAGCCGTCGGGTATTTCAAGGAGATGCGTCTGATTGATGAAGGCCGAGGAGGCGCGGAAGCAGATGTAGAATGGACTGATCGCGGGCGCGAGATGATTGCAAGCGATCGGTTCCGGTACTTCAGTCCCGAATGGTTTGATGAATGGACTGATCCTGTCAATGGCAAGAAGATTGCAAATATCCTTGTTGGCGGCGCGATTACCACGCGGCCATTCTTCAAGGATAAGGTGCTTGCCCCGCTCGTGGCGAGCGAAGATGGTTCATATACATCGTATCCTACGGCCGAGATCGACGGGAAGGTCGTAGGGCTGGCGCTGGGCGTGACAGAAACATTCACGTTTTCTGAGTCGGATGACGAGGGTTCGTCTGATGACGAAAAGGAGGACAAAGAAGAGAAAACAAACAAGGCCAACTTGGATACGGGAGATGTCCACGTTGATGTCCCACGTAAGAAAATGGGCGAAGAACCAGGAGGTACACGAATGGCAGAAGACCCGAAGAAGGATGAGGGCGAGCCCGTCAACAAGGCATTCGTCGAAGAGCAGGCGAAGCAGCTTACGGAGAAGCTCGACGAAGAGAGGGGTTTGCGCAAGGCCGCAGAAGACCGGCTGGCTAAGCTGGAAGGCGAAGCCCAGACGCGAAGGTTCACTGACGTCATCATGGGCCGCGATTCGGCTGGCGATGGCAGTCCACCGTTCGCGGGCAAGCACGAAATGCACAACCGAACGCTTGCGATGATCGCCAAGGAGCACGGCGAGGACGGCGAGCAGTTCAAGGAGTACGTCGAAGAGCAGCGCGCGGTTGCGAAGCAGATGCGCGAAGCAGGGCTGTTCAAGGAAATCGGTGCTGGCAGCGGGCCTGACCAGATCGCCAACAGCGCCGTGAGGCGGTTTGACGATGCAGTCGATGCGTTTATCAAGACGAACCCGGATAAGGCTCGTGGTGATGCAATTCAGGCAGTGGCAAAGGCGCAGCCGAAGCTCTACACGGAATCCGTGAGAGAAAAGGATCGCATTGCCAAGACGGCTCCTACGAGCTATGGGTATGAGGAAGGTGGCGAATAATGGCAGGTGAGAACAGTGTAGTGGAAATTACTGTCCCGGCTGGTCTCGATATGAGCGGCCATCAGTATCGAGCCGTTCAGATGCTGGCCACTGGTTCGGCAGGGACGATGTCTACCTTGATGTCTGTTGGGCATGGCAAGGGAACGCCTCCGATTGGCATTTTGACTAATAAGCCAGCCGCCGCAGGTCGTGGCGCGCGTATTGCCGTTGCTGGCGTTGCCAAGATGGTATGCGGTGCGGCTAGTATCGCAGCGGGTGCTCTTGTGACTGCCCCCGGCATGGGGGGACAGGGTAGTAGCATCGTGACAACTGATTCTGGCACGACATGGGTGCTTGGAATCGCAAAGACGCGAGCGGCTGCAAGCGGCGATATCTTCGAGGTCATCTTGGCCCCGCATTATCACAGCAACCAGTCGTAGGAAAAGTAATTTGGCTGGCAAGATCTGGAAGTGGCACAGCACACTAGATTCCGGACTTGTCAATAAGGCCTCCAATCGTCACTTCGCTGTGGTGGCTCCGGCTAGATAGCATTGGAGGTTTAACGCATGAATAACCCAGACGTTGGCGATGTGCATGTGAATGCACCGCTCACCGATATCAGTATCGGGTTTATGAACGACCCGAACTTCTATATCGCTGACAAGGTGTTCCCGCAGGCAGCATCGGATAAGCAAAGCAACATCTATGTGAAGTACAACCGGGGCGACTTCTTCCAGGGTTCAGAAGATGTTGCTATTACGGCTGGCACGGGTGGCGGATTGGTCCGAGCTCCTGGAGCCGAAGCGTCTAAAGTCGGCTACCGCGTCGACATGACGAACACATTCTTCTGCATCAACTACGCCATCGGCGTAGACATTCCGGACGAGCTCCGGAGCAATGCAGACAGCGTGTTCCAGCTTGATATGGAAGCCGTGCGGCTTGCCACGGAGATTCTTACTATCCGCCGAGAGATCGAATGGGTGGGTAAGGCATTCCGGACAACCATCTGGGGGTCTGACCACACTGGCGGCACGGACTTCACGAAGTTCAACGACTATGGTGGCAGTGATCCGTTCACCGAGTTCGAGGATGACCTTGACGCCGTTGAACTAGCTACGGGCAAGCGGCCGAACAAGCTGGTGATGGGTCCGACGGTCTGGCGGCGACTGAAGCACCACCCGGACTTCATTGACCGAATCAAGGGCGGCGCAACGGTTGGCGCTCCTGCGCTGCTGACGCAGCAACAGCTCGCAGCGATGCTCGGTATTGACGAAGTGCTCGTCGGCCGTGGCATCTACAGGTCTTCGATTGAAGCCAACACGGCAGGCACGGCAGTCGGCGATGCCGGTACGCTGGCCCGACTGTTCGGCGACAACGCTCTCCTGCTTTACTCCCCTCCAGGAGCATCGCGGTTCAACCCGTCCGCTGGCTTGAACTTCTTCTGGCAGCCACTCACGGGGGGCGGGATGCAGTTTATCCGGCGTTACCGGGAAGACAAGCGTCGTAAGGACGTCGTTGAGGCACATGGCTACTGGGCAGTGACGGTGACAGAAACACAGTCTGGTCTCTTCCTGTCTGATGCGGCCGACTAGGGAATTGGAGGAACAGGGATGTCCAGGAAGCGAGTAGTGGTGGTCAGCGACCATCTAAAGCAATACGCAGATCTGAGACTTGAGCGCGGGCAGATCTTTGAGCTCCAGGACAAATTGAATGACTTGAAGCTCATGGGCTGGAACTATATCCGCGAACTTGAGCCGAAGGAAGAGACGTATAGCTGCAAGTGTGGGCGCGAGTTCATTGGCGGCGTGACCGATCCGTGGGCACGCGAACATACGCGCAAGTGGCAGGGCGATTGTTCGCCGAAGATTGATGTTGATGGGGTAAATCTGAAGGGGAAGCCGCCAATCTTGAAGGGCGGTGGCAACCCGGATGCTGAAGGTCCAGGTTGGGATTTGGGCGTGGGTGGCAAGGGAGGGCCGCCGGTAGACCCCTATGCAGGAGAGCGGGTTGGGGCGAAGGAACGCCCGCGCCGCGTTTCACTCGGGGGATAGGAGCTTAGATCATGGCAGGTACAGTGGAAAAGTGGCGTAAGCGTGGCGTATTCGCCACAAGTGTAACGATCAAGAATAAGGGTTCTTCGGCCGGTGTCAAATCGCTTCAAGGATTTATCAATAACTCTAATGGCGGGACGTTCACCTCTGGCGTAGCGGCGGGTACGCTGGCGATGACACTCAACGGTACTTCCGTTGCCGGTACACAGGCACTTCTTGATCTGACAGCACACCGCCTGCGTATCCCTTCGGCCGGACGTGCTGTTGGGGGCGATACTGTGGGCTTCGGCACGAATTGTGGAGCCGGTAATGGCAGTGCTGGAGATATCGTTACCGGGTTCACTGCCGGAAGCGGGGAGATCGCAGTGAATATCAATGGAACTGTATTCGTACTTGAATGGCCGACGGGTGGCGGCGCCGTTGTGTGTGTTCCATATGCGGCAGGAGTAGCATAAATGGCAGCCGTAAGGCGACAGACAGCGTATCTCGTTCCCACCGTCATTGGCGGCGGATCAGCGCAGGTCTGCGCCCAGCCAGGAACGGCAACCGCAGGCTCTCATACGGCAGGGGGCGTTGCTCCGTATTTTCTTCTCCAGAAAGGGTTCATCGGGTGGCAGCATCATGCCGGTTCGGCGAATGGCTCCGCGCTATCGCTCGCCCTTCTTGATGGAAGCGCCGTGGCGGCTGGCACGATTGCAATTATCATTTGCCAACCAAATTCTATGACACCGTTTGACTTCACGGTCGGTGCGGATCGCTATGAAGGCGTTGCCGTGAAGGAGCCGGGTGGCCTATGGATTCACCCGACTACAGAACTAGCTAATCATGGAACAGTTAGCGGCACAGTAAGTATGACAGTAAAGATAAAAGATGTATTGCAATAATCAGGGAGGATTATATGCGTGTCGGGGTAATGAAGGACTTCTCCATAGAGGAGCGTGCGGGTGGCGCTCAACGCGCCATGCAGCTCTTCGAACGCGGCGTTCCGAGTGGGATCGAGATTGTGCGGCTCCCCGCTGGTTCCGAACACCTTGATCCCACTTGCGACGCTTACTTCACGGGGCTCGTGAAGACGTTCCCAGATCATCTTCTACAAGAGCTTGTAGACAGCGGCAAGCCGCATGTGCGTTACCAGTTTGATCTTTGGGATGATTCGCCGAATGCCGTGACGTGGGCGCGCAGATTGTGTGAACAAGCAAATGTCACGATGTTCCCGTCTCCTATGTATATGCAGATGTTCCTGAACGGGTGGCATCTTGACCCGCGTGATACGTATATCGCGCTGGCCCCGCCGATGGATCTTGCGGAGCTAAAGCCGCACCGCGAAAAGTGGGACGAAAAGGGCCGCAACGGTATCTGTTACTTTGGCGAAGTCCACCCCTTGAAGGGCGTTGACATCGCGATTCGTTGGGCCGCGAACGAAGGCCAAGTCCTGGATATTTACGGCCCGCTGAGCTATAACTTTCCGGCGCATTCATTCGCCCGATATAATGGCTGTCCGGATCAGTACACGCTCTACGACGCCGTGGCCAGCCACGAATGGCTGATCCACATGCCGCGCAAGGCCGATGGCTTCAGCTATTCAATTCTGGAGGCGCAGCTCTTGGGCCTGCGCGTGTACGCGACGGGGAAGCTTGGGATCGAGAGCTGGCTAGAAGTCTGCAAGGAAGGCGGCTTCGATCAGCTCGTGGAAAAGTGCGCACTTGCGCCTAGCGAATTCTGGCGGGTATTCACAGGGAGAGTGAATTAGATGGCCACTATTCGACCATTCGTACAAGGGGTAGGAGCTTCTCAGGAAATTGGAACTGAAATTGCTAAGATGTTCGGCCTAGATCCAAGGCGCGTTTCGGCAGTGCATATTAATTTGACGGCCGGAGAAGTTGCCAAAATCACAGTGGAATGTAATGCTCAGCTTGAAGAGATTACTTCTATCGTCGAAAAAATGCGGCGCTATCGCTGGGTAGAGCATAACGGCACAATGGATTTCCGAGAAAATGGCCTTATCATGGAGGAGAAGGCAAATGCCTAGTTTTATTCCGCGAGAGAAGACCGGGCTCAATATTCTTTATCACGCGAACGCCCCGTGGGCGAAAACCGGATATGGCGTTCAGTCCAATAGTCTGTTGCCCCGCCTCGCCAAGCTTCCCGGAATTAACGAAATCGCACTCCTCGCGTACTACGGCATCGCGGGTGGAGTGAGCGAACAGGAAATTGGCCTCGACGTGCCGGTTGAACACATCAAAGTCAAGTGTTACCCGGCGCGAAGCGACCCGTGGGGCAATGACGTCATTGCCGATCACACGATGGCCTTCAATGCTGATATGGTCATCACGCTGTTTGATCTGTGGCCGCTGGCCGCCGAATTCGGCTGGACTGGGGCGCGCTGGACTCCTTGGTTTCCGATCGACCACGAGCCTGTTCCGCCCGGCGTGCTTGAACGGAGCATGTCGACATACGAGAATCTTGTTTACAGCAAGAGCGCCGTAGAAGAACTCGCTCGGAACAACGTCAAGCACACGTATATCCCGCACGGGGTTGAGACGACACTCTATAGGCCGCTTGATGATGAAGCGCGGAAAGATGCGAAGGAATGGCTGGGCTTTCCGCGCGATTGCTTCCTGATCGGAACGGTAGGCGCGAACAAGGGCTACCCACCGCGCAAGGGCTGGAACGAGATGTACACGGCCATTGCGGAATTCATGCGCACTGCGCCGGAAGCCGAGAATGTCTACTTCTATCAGCACAGCCTGCTGACGGGCGAACACGGCGGTCCGGATTTGCAGCAGATGGCGACAGACTTTGGGCTTTCTGATAAGATCCGGTTCGCGAACCCGTATCGGCTCCAAAGCGACGGTATGACAAACGAAGAGATGAACCGCGTATATAATGCAATGGACGTGTTCATCCTGCTGAGCCGGGGTGAAGGGTTTGGCCTGCCGATTCTTGAGGCGCAATCCTGTGGTACGCCGGTGATCGTTACCGATTGGACGGCATGCCGTGAATTGGGCGAAGTGGGGTACAAAATCCCGATATTGCACCGTGAATGGACGCCGCAACGCAGTTTTTGGGGCATTGCCGACCCCGTGAAGGCCGCACAGGCGCTCCACGACGTCCACCACGCTTGGCTGGCCAATAAGCAGGGCTGGGGCACCACCTATAAGAACCTGCGAGCCGCTGCGAGGCAATTTGCACTGCCGTATGACTGGCAAACGCTTGTTGATACGTACTGGGCTCCCTTCATCCAGCGCATGTGGGATGAAACGCGCCCGAGCATCTGGGGGCCGATGCAGAAGGTCTGGGAGAACAAAGACTTCGGCATTCCAGATGTAGAGGAAGCACCAGAGCGTCAGGTGATTGAAGTTGATCAATCTTCTTCTGTCAATGGGGCAAGCCCGGTAGAGGAGCCAGTAAAGGTTTAGAAAATGCCGTACGAACGCAGCTCAGGAACTGCACTTGCCACCTGTCAAAACTGGTGCCGCCATCTGACAGATGCTGGCACCTTCAGCACGGCGACCGCTCCCACGCTGGCGCAAGTGCTTGACTGGCTCGCGTTCGGTCAGGCTGATGTGATGGCGCAGCTTGTGCGATACGGCTACGGTACGGCTGCTCCCACGAACACAAACGGCCTTGCGTGGCTCGAGAAGATGAATTGCCTGCGCGCTTGCATGAATGTCGAGATGACATATCCCATCACGGAATGGGGACAACCGAACGAACGTATGGCGATGTTCGAATCGCAATGGGATGAGGGCATTGACCTTCTTAAGAGCGGCCAGCTTGTCAGTATCGGCATTGAAGGCAGCGCCCAGACGAGCCTGAGCAGCAATCTTGTCATGACCGGCTTGAGCCGGAGCAGGAAACTAACGCGGGAGGCAGAGACAGACCGGGTGGCCGGGAAGTTCACAAGGGGGTTCGGGCAGAGTACGCGGGATATTGCGTCAACCCCGCGCACGACGTATGACCCGAATGCGTAGATGAGCTTTCAAACTATGATTAATCAACTTCAGGCGTGTTTGGGAAGCGCATCCGTGTTCCCCGGAGGTACGGCGCACATCAGCATATCTGACGACAAGGTCTATACGCTGGGCAAGACGCCGGTTGCTGTGATCGAAGTGAATCCCGCGCTGCGACATGCGCGCGAGACATTTGGCGGGGGGCATCTGCATGTCTGGAATGTTGGCGTTACCGTCGGGGCCAAGTGGACGGGGATCCAGGCTGGACCAACGGCAATCAATGCCGCGTGGCAAGGGGTGTTAGACCAGATCTGTAAGTATCCCAATCTTGGCCTTGGGGGAGGAGGTGCTGTTCGCGAAGCACATGTTGAAGGCGCGCGACTGGAGCCAATCGTCGAAGAGTACGGAACAGTGAAGTTCGCAAACGTACAATTGACCGTGACAATCACGGAGGATGTCACAGTCGCAGAGCAAGAATAAATAGAAAGGAGGTAGCGATTGGCTAAGTTTCACGGAAAGCATGTTCGCGTGTACGTTGATGGATACGATATCAGCGGCTATACGAACAGCCTTGAAGTCGAGCAGGGCGCTGACGTTGTTGACGTTGCGGCATTCTCAAGCGCCAGCAAAGAATATGTTGTCGGTCTGTTTGACAGTATGGTCAATCACGGTGGGTTCTTTGATGACACCGCTAACGAAGGCGGCCATGCGGTTTTGAGCGCGCGGCTTGGCAGTGCTACGAATTTCATGGCTCTTATCGGTACTTCGCCCGGCGGGCATGGGTTCGCTGGAAGTGCCGAACTTGAGGCGGTGTATAGCGTTGAGGCGAGCATTGCGGGCGCGATTACGCACAAGTCTAAGCTAACGAATAGCGGCACGCAGGGTATCGACAATACGATTACGATCGTAGGTAGAGGGACGCTGGCCGCCGCAGGAACTTCTACCGCCGTTGCGACTACACCGTCTTCCGTAGCCGGAGGCAGGGCATATATCCAGAACTTTGGTTCATATGGACTTGCATCTCCAGGATCGGCAGATGGGCTTGGAACAGTGTTCCTTATCGGAGCAGCCGATGCGGCCTTTACGTCGGGCACGGCGGTTATTGCTTCGTTCGGCTCACAAGGCACGGCCCCAAGCGCATCCGGCTTGGCCTTTACAGGTACGGCGCAGTTCATGAAGATTCTCCAAGGAGGCGGACTGGGACGGCCTCAGGTTGCAGTAGCGGTAGATCTGAACTAGGTATAAGGGCAAAGGCCCGGGAGGTGTGACATTTCGAAGTGGCACGGAAAGAATGTGACAATCATTGTTGCTGATAGCGCGGGAGCCCACCGCAATATCAGCGTCGGGGTCAACAGCGTTGATCTTCCGAGCGACCAGGACGTGGTGGATGTGTCCGGGTTCGGCGATGCGAAGAAGAACTATGTGACCGGGCTTGCGGACAGCAAGGTTGCGGTCAAGGGACACTTTGACGACACGGCAAGCACGGGCAGCCATGTCGTTCTAAGCGGCCTGATCGGCGGCACAACAGGATACCGCTTTGTGGCCATGCCCAAGGGCAGCGTCAGCGGCTATCCGGCGTTCTCCGGTTCGTTCCTGCTGAGCAAGTACAACCTGAGCGCAGCCATCAACGGGGCTATCTCATATGACGCCGAATTCGTTCCGTTCGGAACGCAGGGCGGGACGTGGGGAACAGTAGCGTAAGAAGCGATTCATAATCAGGGAGGAATAATGCGTAAGCTAGTTTGGGATGACGACGTTGAGGAAGTGGATCTGGGCGATGGCGATTTTATCTCGATAGGGACTTCCCTGTCGATCCGAGATATGACGGCGGTGGGCGCTGGGGAAAACCAAGTTGAAATCAGCTTGGCTCTTCTCCAGCGCCTTATCCGTAGCTGGCGTGGGCCGAGCTTTGAACGCGATGGAGAGCCCGTTCCCGTTACGGCAGAAAACGTCGGTCGTCTGGATATGGCAACGGCGTCGCTGCTTTCTGAACGCTTGGCATCCCGCGTGACTCGTGATCGGATGGATGAGGAGACAAAAAAAGAGTCTATCGAGACCTCATTACCCACCTCAACGATCCCTTAACGGATGAGAATAAAGAAGGGGAGCCGATCCCGGAAGAAATATATCTTCAGCTCCAGATGCAGGCGCTTGAATTGAAGATTACTGATTTTTGGTTGTTCGCGACAATACCGGCCAAGTTCTTAGATGGCTGGTTTCTCGTGCGTTCTGCAATAAACGATTATCAGGAAAGTCTCAGAAGCGAGAGTTGATCTGCGCAGATGGTTAACGAGAATCTCAATTTCCTCATTAGCGCTCAAGATACGGCTTCATATGTCGTTAACACGCTGAGAGGAGAGCTAACTGCCCTTGGGGCAGCCGGTAAGGCGACATTCGCTTCGCTTAGCCTAGAAGCACAGGCGGCGCAGCTTTCGTTCGCTAAATTATCGCTGGCGGCTGATGCTTTAGCTAAATCATTGCCGGTTGTGAAATATCGCACCCAGGAACAGAATCTTGCTCAGGCGCAACTTAATGCTCAATTGGCGCTCGCCGCTCAGAGAGCGCATGCGCTAACTGCCGCGAACTTAGAACTTGCGGCAAGCCAGAAAATCGCTGCTTCTCAGGCATCGCTCCGTGGTCTATCTACTGGCATCAACGAGATGCAAGCGATCCAATGGGCTGCCATGCAGAAGCCATTTGTTCCGACTTCTCCTAATTCTCTCATCAATGCTGGGAATGCGCTGAAGGCGGCCGGAGAGCATGCGGCGAAGTTCGGTACGGTTGTCCGCCAGACCGGAATGAACATTACGATGGGCCTCACGCTCCCGCTGACGCTTGTTGGCGGGGCAGCGGTTGGCATGTCGGCAAGATTTGAAACTGCCATGATGCAGCTTTATTCTCAGGCTGGCGAGGCTCGGAGTGAAATCGAACACCTGACAGAAGGCGTTCTGGAACTGTCGAAAACAACACAGCAAGGGCCGGGTGAACTGGCCGAATCGCTGTTCCAGCTTGAATCGATTGGTATCCGAGGCGATGCCTCTCTCAAGGCGCTAAGGATTTCTGCTATCGGCGCAACGACTGGACAGGCTGATCTAATCGAGGTAACACGCGCTCTTGGCGCGGTCCTTGTATCTGGGGTCCTTGGTCCAGCACAAAACGCGGCGGCGGCGATGGCTCAGATGAACGCCATCGTTGGTTCTGGCCGCCTGGATATGGATGATTTCGCAGCCGCAATGAATTCTGGAGTGCTGCCAGCCGCAAAGAATTATGGAATAACTCTTATCGATACTGGCGCGGCGCTTGCCGTCCTAACGGATTCTGGCTTGAGCGCTGAGACGGCAGCGACACGATTGCGGTACGCATTCTCATTGCTTGGCGCTCCAACCGATAAGGCGCGCGAAATTCTCAAGGCACTAGGCTTGGAAGGTCTTGAGCTCGGGCGTATCATTCGCGAGAAGGGGTTGCTCGAAGGCATTCGCATTCTTAAGGAACGCCTCGATGCGTATAGCACCGACCCGACGGTGCGAGCAGGAATGATCAACGCAGCCTTCGGCGGCGGGCGTAGTAGTACGACGGTCATTACGCTAATTGACCAGTATGATGAACTGGTGAAGAAGCAGCGTCAGGTCGGCGATCTGAATGCTGAATTCTGGAATCAGTACATCGCCATGACAGAGACGTTTGGGTACAAATGGGGCGTCTTTCGTTCGCGGCTTGAGCGCGATATGATCCTTCTTGGCAAGGCTGTATTGCCGCTCGCCGAAGCGTTCTTAAACAAGCTGGAGCCGGCGATCTCCCATCTTGTCGGCTGGTTCACAGGCCTTGACCCTACTGTGCAGAAGATCATTCTGGGATTTGCTGGCCTGCTCGTGGTGCTTGGGCCAGTTCTTATCATCTTCGGCGCGCTTGCATCTGCGTTTGGCGTATTCGTAACCGGGGCAGGGTTTGTTCTTGCTTCGCTGGGGCTTATTTCTGCGGGCTGGCTGGGCGTGGCCGGAGCCGCAACGGCGGCGTTCATTGCCGAGAACCTCGCGCTGTTTGGTATCCCGATTCTTGTTGCCGGTGCGGTTGCCGCCCTGTATTTATTGATTAAGCATTGGGGCGCCGTTAAGGGAAAGATGAGTTCAGCCCTTCCCGGGGTTGGCAAGAGCTTTGCTTCCGGGGGCATGGCTGCCTCTGTAGCCGCGATCGCGGTTCCTACAATGGCCCCATTCATCGCGCTGTATCAGCTCCTTACCGGGAGGACGATCTACTTCAAGCAAGTCTGGGATGCGGTCTGGCGTTCGCTGCCGCTTAGCGTACAGCAGGCGATTGCAACTATTGTCAACCCGTTCATCGATGGGATGAACAAAGTCATTGATGTGATGAATGTTGTCATCCACATCGGGGCAATAGTTTTCTGGCCGATAACCCTTGGAATTATGGCTCTGGTCCTCTCGATTCGTGGGCTGCAAAGCGTATGGGGATCTGTCATTGGCGCTCTTGGAACGACGGTTTCTTCTGTTTGGTCGTTCATCTCGGCCGTCTTCCGCGCGGCAATTCAGGGCATCCTAAATCAATTCCCGTTTATCCCCGCCCTTTGGAACGCCGCAGTAAATCTTCTCCCGACAGCCATGCAGCGAGTCATGGATGCAGTGAAGAACTTCTTCCGAACCGCGCTTCAAGAGATGCTTGATTTGCTGCCCGGCTGGGTGAAGAAAATTGGCGATGCGTTCGGATGGGTTGCCAAGGGAATTGGAGCCGTTGTCGGCGCGATGAACCCGCCTGATATTGGCCACATCGGCGGACTTACTCCCGGAGGCGGCGGGGAGATCAATATCGATCAAGCATTTGCCGAATCTGGCAGAAAGGTTCTTGAGCAACGCCAAGAAGAATGGCGCGCTGCAATGATTTTCCTGTCGCAGTTCCAAATGCCTGAATTGCCCGGAGGTGGCGGGCCGTACACGGGGGCTGAGGATATCCCTGAACTTGGCGGCGGCGACAAACTCAACAAAACAGAGTTTGGGCTTCTCAAGCTGGCCGAGGCCTTTAAGATCTTCGGCGAAATCACAAACAGCGATAGTATTCCGGCCTTCAAGGAATGGCTGGATATGCAGAAGAAGTTCGTCGAAGCACAGGAAGCAATGGCCGTTCGTATTGAGCAGGCGCGCAACCCCCTTCTGTCAATGCAGATGGCGCTTCTGGCGATTCGCACGCGCATCCTAGAAACTAATGGCACAATCGCCACGTTCCTGAGGAACGACGTGTTCATGCCAGCGCTGAATGCATTCAAGTCGGCGCTAAGTGATCTGTTCAGCGAACCCTCGCGTGAAGTCCAGGAACTTCAGCTGAAGAAGGCGCAGCTTGAACTGGATCGCCTGTATCGCAAGCGCGGCGGGGCCAGCGACAAGGATCTGAAGGCGCTGGACAGGGAAATTGCTTCTATCGATGAACAGATTGCCATCATCGAAAAGCGTACGGAGATCTACAAGCGATTCGCAGAGCTCCAGGATCAGACAATTCGTACCGAACAGGAGATACTTGATCAGTCCCGTATCCTTGGCGAGCTGATCAATAAGTCTTCTGCGCAGGTTCAGATTCTGAATTCTGCTACGTGGTTCGCCGCGCTTACACTGATCAACTTCGCGAATGCGACGAATGAAGTAACAGCGGGCATCCGTGCCGGGGCAGGTTCAGTATCTGGAGCCGCAGTCGGCGGGCCGGTAGGCGGCTGGTCGTGGATGAACGAAGGGGCTTCTGGTACGTCTGAGCTCGTGAAGCTCCCTTCTGGCAGCTACGTCTTCAGCGCCGCGCAGACGCGCGCGATGATTGGCGGCGGCCGAGGCGGCGACATTACGATCAATCTGACTCTACAGGGGCAAAGCCGGGATCAGGTTAAGCGCGATGTAATGGATGCGCTGGATAAGGCTCTGGTTGGAGCATCGTTTGGCGGTGGGTATATTGGGAGCGGGAGTTACGTCCCGAGCGGATAATGGCAGCAGTCTTTGCGCTAGGTTCTCTCACATTCCCAGCTGGGGAAATGCCCACTGAGGGCGACCTTCATCATGTGCAGCCGCAGCGGTGGGTTGAGTTTGAGCCGATTGGAGCCAGCAGCCCCGGCACCCTCTTGACGTATCTCGGCAGCCCCAGCATCAAGCATGAACTGACGGCATATGTCAAGGACGCGACGCGCGATACGCTGACGACGATCTATAACGCCCGCGCCACAGTGCTTTGGACAACGCCGTGGGATGGCACGGGCTACCTCGTTCAGATGACAAATCTGAAGATCACGAAGGATCGGGCAACACGCGGCATCAACCGTTGGAAGGCGACGTTCACTCTCGTAAAGGCGGCTTAGGGAATGGCCACGCTCGATACGCTTGTCTACCAGTTCAACCGCGAGCTTCTGCTTGTCGTCAAAATCAATGGGGTTAATCTTCAGCCGGTTACGAGCAGCGCGCTGACTGATACGGGTGTGCCGGGCGTCAGCAGCATCCGCACCAGCAAGGCGCTAGACAGCCCGGTGCCGGTATGCGATATAGAGTTGAGCCATCTCGCTACGTGGATCCGCCGTGGCCACAGTGTTACGGTTGATATGGGCTACGTGGGCGCACCAGCGCAGCGCGTCTTCACGGGCTACGTACAGAGCCGTGAGCGCAAGGTGGCGGGCGCAACGCTGCGCTGTCTTGGCAAATCCTACTCGCTCTTCCGTACGATCCAGATTGGCGATGTAAATGTCAGCGGCAAGACGGTAAAGAATGCCATCAAAGACATTCTGACAGATGTTGGTATTACTGATCGTAATGTCAACGTCGGCAGCTTTACCCTGAATACGAGCGGGCAGGACAGCATGAAGCTGGAGCGCATGCCTGCGAGCCAGATGGTGCAGATGCTCGCCGACATCGATGGCAGCCGTACCTATGAAACGAATATGGGAACGGTGGTCATCGGGCCGCTGGAAGAAGTGCCTGCGCCGACAGCGGCCTACACGTATACGACCAGTACGCAGGCAACGGCGATCGTGCTAAACGGCAGCGATCGCGAAGACCCCGACTACTTTAGGAATCAGGTCATCGTAACCGGCGCGACGCTACAGTCTGATGGCGATACGGAAGCCGTAACGCTGTCGGCGACGGCGCAGCTTGTAGATGCCGGAAGCCTGATCCAGCCGCCCATGCCGTCGGGCACGTATATCGGCACAGAATACAGCAATCAACTGATTGATACGCAGGCGCAATGCGACGCGCTGGCGCTGGTTCTGCTCTCGCGATTCGCGCGCATCCCGCGTTATCTAACGCTGGAAATCGCGGGAGACCCGCGCGTTGACATTGGCATGACCATCAGCCTTGAATTCACCCACATGGGCATCAGTTCAAGCCGGTGGTTCGTGCATGGCATAAGCCATTCGGTTGATAATAGCGGCGGCTACCGCACGACGCTACAGCTACGCGGCGGCGATCTGCTTGGCGGCACCCTGACGCTTGCGCCCGTTGCCACGTTCTCGGCCATGTCTGAAGTTGAGAACATGGGCGGCAGAATGCTGACGGTCATCTATCTTGATGCCACCGCCAGCTATGACCCTGATGGGACGATTACTGATCCAACCGGCTATGTATGGACGGCGAACCAGCCGATTACGATGGGCACGGGCAAGCGCCTGACCGTGAACGCCGATACGACGGGCTGGGTCGGCGATCTTGAAATTACCCTGACGCTGACAGACGATGACGGCGCAACGGCGACCAGCGTACAGGTTGTGCCGTATGGCGGGGCGGCTGATGTCATCATTCCCGCACTGTATGCCGCGATCAATAACAATGCCACGGCCACGTTGGACGGCGGCCAGACATGGAATAACCAGTCTGGATCAACATGCATCAGCGTAGGGGCGCGCCCCGCAGACGGTGTGAATATTGGCCATGCCTGTTTTGGGTATTCGAACGGCGTGATCAAGCGTACGACAGATGGCTGCGCGAGTGCGCTGACGACTGTGTATACGCTGGCCAGCGGAGCGGCCATCAATGATATCCAGTGGGACTGGCGCAACGGGAACGTTGTCTGGGCCATCAGCGAAGACGCGCAGGTTCTGATCTCGCTCGATGCCGGGGTAACGTGGTCTGTCTACTCGGCGCTGCGGAGCATTACATATGTTTCGGGCACGGCTACGGCTGCCGCTCTTGGGAATAGTATCGGTCTCCCCGGAGCCGGTGGCGTCTATGTCTTTGGCGGAACAGGCGGTGGCTATCCGCTGATTGCTTATGACCCCGTTGTTGGCTCGAAAGAATGGGTACATGTTGCATTTACTGGAGAAATAGCCGAAGACATGCCTGCCGATGCTACGATGAGAATTGTAGATTATGCTGCCGAAGGTAGCGGGCTTGAAGCTATGATCTTGTCGTGGTCAAGTGGCGGCGGGTTGCCAATCATATTTGTACAGGGTAGGACGAGAGACCTCATTGCGAGCGCGTCTATTGGGGGCACTACATGGTCCAGTGTAAGAGATTCTGGGACGGAAGACTTTTCTGGTTTGCGCCACTATGGGGGTTATTTATTCCGCATTGAGTTAACTGCAGACGCGAATGGGCAATTACAACGCTCTTCAGATAATGGCATTACATGGGAAGATATTGGACCAACGCCGTTCCTTGGTTCTGAAGGGGATTGGTGGGGATGCCGTGATTTCGATTTTGCCATTGATGGGAAAATGTATGCTCTTTATGGTGTCGCAAACGGCCTTTCAGATAATGATGATGATTCTGGCACAGATGTTTATCGTGTTTCGCAGCCTACTATCGGTTCTCCACCGAGTTTCGTACTTATCCACGAAGATAACGAACGCACATTCAGCAGCGATCTTAATGTGCCAATTGCGGTTAGTTGTCACCCAGATAATGCGGATTGGCTCGTTATCCAACTAGATGCCGCGAGCGGCAATGACCGATTTACGACTTGCGAGAACCTGAATGATGTTTCGCCCACATTCACAAAGATTACTGGTGATGCAAACAATATGGGGCCAGTTCGCATCCTATCTTCTGGCCGCTATGTGGCGGCCAATAGCTCTAGCATTGAATATAGTGATGATAAGGGAGCGACGTTCAGCACTGCGCAGGCAATGGGGAATTCTAGTACGCTAAATATTTCTCGGGCAAATGGTGCTGGGCCAATATTTGTCAAAGTGGGATCTGGCGGATTCGCTCTAGAAATCTGGCGTTCAACAGACGGCGCAACTTGGACACGGATTATAACCGGCACTACCGATAATCCAACCAGTATGGTTTATGATTCAGTAAATGATGCCTTGTATCTCGCCACTGGCAGTACGGGGGCGGCCGATCGTATTGGTCGGATTGATAATGCATCGACATTAGGGGCAGATGCCGGGGCGTTAACAGATATTACTGGTAATCTAGACAGTTTAACTAATTGGGGGAGTGTCGATATTGGCGATGGCGGCATTGCCATTGCTGCATCGACAGGCGTCACCGCCGTCTATTATACAAATGCTGCGATAAGCCCGCCGGGGGCATCACGTGCTTTCTGGCGCGCCACAACGACATTCGGCGGCCTGAAGACCGGGCGCTTCATGGTAGGGGATACAACGCAGTTCCATTGTGCATTCGCGAATAGAAGTGTCTGGCACAGCACAGATGGCGCGACATGGACAGAGACCACGAACGTCTTCCCAGCCAATACCGTTCCATGGCATGCGATCTGGCTTGGACGGAATCAAGGGCCGCTGGGCGGAGCCATCTTCGCTGCCGCGCTTGAAGATACGGTAACGCCGAATAACGGCTATCTGGTGAAGAGCGTTGATGGATTCGTTACAGCGCCGATTATGCGTCCAACGACAGGCAGCGTTGCCGTGACGTGGCCCGCGAGCGCGAAGGGGAAGAAGATCGCCATCGGGGCGGCGGCGAGCACCCCCAGTGGCGGACAGATCCTCATAGTTGGCGAGGACGATGACGACATCGCCGTCATGGACGGACAACTGAGCAGTTCTTGGAGCGTACGTAGAAATACGGGAACCACCGAACATTATATGCAGTTGCGCTATGGAGCTGGCGCACTTTGGCGCATCCAGATCCAGGGCATCTGCCCGGAATGCACCGACGCGGTTGGCACGCTGGAACGATCACTAGATCGCGGGGCGACATGGGCAGCCGTTGGCCCCTCGCATTATCTGGATACTGATCCATTCGACGAGTGGGTCGGCGTGAAGCGTTACGATTTTGCGGCAAACGGCTGGCTATGGGTCCTGATCACGCCATTTAGCAACAACGAAACGTCCAAGCCGCAACTCTATCGCGTTCAGAACCCGTTAGATGCAAATCCGACGTTTGAACTCATGTACACCGAGGAGCACACTGGCATCTTCGGTGATTTCCTGCGCGGCGTGACTGTTACCTGCCATCCGACGAACCCTAACGTCGTGCTGTTCCAAGCGGATTATTCAAACACGGATATGCATTTCATTCACACAACGAACGCCACCGCAGGAGTTCCAACATTCTCCTGCACAGGCGACGTTGCGGCGGCTAACACGCTCGACAGCGTCACGATGCTCGGGAACGGCGTCATCTTTGGGTACCGCAGTTCGACAATCAGGTATAGCGAAGACTACGGGGCCACATGGCCCACTGGCCAAGATCAAGACATTGGCGGGAATGTCGCTATCACTTACGGAGCGCTCCGACACTATACGCAGCGCGATCGTAGCGTAGCGGGGGCATTCCGAGGATTTCTGCGAACGTTTACGGGGCCAGGCAGTGAAATGTGGATGACGGTCGATGGGGGCAAGAAATGGCGCCGCGTCTGGATTACCACCGCGAGTCTCGGGTCGAGCGTATGGCAGGACGTTTACGACAACGTGCGTGATGTTTTGTGGATGGCGGCTGAAAGCTATGGGGCATGGTCGATCAGCGGGATCGCGGCCCTTGGACGCGACGAAGGCGTAGCAGTAGCGCAGACACATAATCTCGATGCTCTAGCTTGGGGCAGCCAAGACTGGGGTGGCATCGCGGTGATCCCATGAACCAGAACCCGATGGAGCTGGTGGCGGTGGTGCGATGAGCAGATTCCAGAGCCAGCATCAGGCCATCGCCCATCTGTTCGCGCAGATAGAGAACATCAAGGCGCGGCTGTCTAGGATCTCAACGCCCGGCGGACAGCTTCGTATTGAAAGCACGACGATTCAGGGCGGCGTGTGGCCGCATGATCATGCTGATGCGGAAGGGGCCGGGCAGATAGAATATGAACCTGCCATTGCCAGCAATTGGAATGGAAACCAGGACCCGGGGAATCTCTGGCAGGCACTTGATCAGCTTGCCAGTAGAATTAAGGCGATTGAAGCGGCTCTTATTGGCATACCCCCAATTGTGTATCCTGCAAATACGATGCTCTTCAATGGAATGGAGTAACCAATGGCGAAACCAACCGCAGTAACCGAAGCAGGGACGGCAAAGGTTCTCCTCCTTGCGGATAGCACCGCAACCACGCCGGGCGCTAATACGCCCGCCGCCGTAACCGCTGGGACGTCCGGAGAGTCCACCTACCCCGTTGGGTGGCTTGGGGTAGCCACACACCGCGTAGGCGACGCTAGGGGTAGCCCTGGAGGCTTTACGGTGGGCACGCCCATAGCCGTTGGAGGCGGGTTTGATAACAGCGCCGCCGGTACAGCCCGCGCCTTCGCCGTTGACGAGAACGGCGTGCAGCTTGTCAAGGATGTGGGGGCGCTGAATCTACCGCTTCAACAGCCAACGGCGGGAGTAAGCCTAAGCGCCGCCAGTGAAGCCGGGATTACGCTGGCAGATGCTACACGCTTTCAGTATCTACAACGCCTTCAGCTTATTTGCGTGGGGACTGTACTGGGAGGAACAGGGGCCGGGAGCTGGTCGTTGAAGAATGGCGCAGCGGGCACAGTCCTTCAGTGGCTTCCTGGAAAAATGGGCACGCCTAATATCTTGGATAGTTATCTATTTGAATTCCCTACGCCGCACAAGACAAACGTAGCGGGAGGTTCATTTGTTCTGACTCCAAGCAGTACATTCCTTGGGACATGGCAGGTGATCGCGAATGGGTTTAGGAGCGTATTGTAAAGTGTCCGGTTATGACGTGCAGCATGCAAGTTTTGAGGAACAGCAAGCATTCCTAATCTTGTCGCCCGCGAAACAGAATCTTAAGATCTATCTAAATGGAAAGGAGACAAATGGCTCAGTAGCAGAAGCGTTACGGCGAATCGCGAAACTTGAAGGAGGGCAAGTTGCGCATGATGACCGACTAAAGAAGCTAGAGCACTGGCAGATTGCCGCCGCATCAATCATTGGAGCAGCAATTATTCTAGGTCCGGCATTCTTCTGGAAGCTCGGGCAATGGATAGGAGGATAAACATGAATGTTAATCCCAATATCAATGCGGCAACACACCGCGGGGGAGTGGCATTACTGCCGCTCGTCACAGGGCTTTTTGCCGTCATCATCAAGGCGCTGAACGATCAGGAGTTCAATGAGACAACGTGGTGGCTGCTCGGTTCAGCGGCGGCAACGAACGCGCTGACGGTGTATCTGAACTGGATCAGGGGCACGAGCCCGCAATGAGTCCGTGCCCGCGATGCGGCCGTGCCAACGCCCTCGTCCGCGAGACGGATCGCTGGGGGTCGTATCTCAACTGCTGGACGTGCGGCTTCAACAAGGAGGAGATCGACGGCGAGCCGTTTGCGTGGTCGCCGCACAATCCGCACAGGGAGTATCTTGATCCTGTCGTGACGGCGGGCGAGATAGAGCGGGCGAAGCGGGAGTATCAGCGGGCGTACAGGGCGCGGAAGCGTGCTACCGCTTGACCGGCAAGCGGCGCTCGAAAGGATTATCGGCATGACGTTCGCGGCAGCGTACCCCGGCGCCATCGTCGTACCGGCCGACCCGCGCAACTACTACGGGCCAGACTCCGGCCGGCGCAAGTGCTGGCCGCTGGCCATCGTCTACCACACGCCCCAGGAGCCCGCTGACAACTACGAATCCACGCCGGCCTATTTCTCGACCTTCCGCCCGTACGATCCGGCGACCGGCCTCGGCGGCCCCGCATCGACCCGCTACTACCTCGACAACGACGGCGACCTGTATCAGATGGTGCCGGAGGACTGGGGCGCCATCGCCAACGGGCTCGACGGCAAGCCGAAGCCCTATTGGGCCTTGCCGGACTCACTCAACCTTCAGACGGACAACATCGAGATCGAGGGCTACGCCCATTCGTTGAAGGACACGATGACGAATGCCCAGTGGAGGACGCTCGTGGACTGGTCGACGTGGTCGATGATCCGGTATTCGATCTCCCGCGAGGAGGGCCGGATGATGGGGCACTATGAGCTGAGCGTGCAGCGGTCAGATCCGGGACCGTGGCTGATGGGCAGCGGAATCAAGCAGGAGGTGTTGGCGAGAGTGAATCAATACGAGCGTGACGTGAAGATGCTTCAGGCCGAGAACGAGGTGCGGAAGGGCGAGATCCAGGCGCTGTTCAAGGCGCTGTTCGTGCCGCCACTGGGGCTGCGGCCGAGAGTCGAAACGCTGGAGCAGAAATGAGCTATCCGGGATTTCCGGATAGCTGCGCGGCCGAGCTGGTGCGCGCCGGGAAGGCGCTGGAGGGATAGATGGCGAAGTTTCGAAAGAAGCCCGTTGTGATCGAAGCAATCACGTTCAACGAGTTGGTTGAATATGGCATCACATCTGGCGCAGTCACGCACAAGGGGATGCCGTGGTCGTTTGACTACGCGGGGCACCCCATCACGCACGAAAACGATGACTGTTACCTGATCCCGACGCTGGAAGGGACGATGAAGCTGCTGCGCGGCGACATGTTGATCACGGGCGTGGCAGGCGAAATCTACCCATGCAGGCCGGACATCTTCGAGGCAACGTACGAGTCGGTCGCCGAATGAACCCGCTCGTGCTGTGGCACCTGTCGATGGCGGCGCGGGCGAAACGGCTGGCCAAAGAAGCGGCGGAGATGTGAACCTAATCAGGGATGATTGGAGGGAGCCTAGATGCTGGTAATAAATCGCAAGACGGAAGAATCGATTATCATCGATGTGCAGGGAACGCCCATCTACGTGTATATTCTTCGTACGTCGCGCGGGCTTGCTAGCGTTGGGATCGAAGCGCCGAAGGAGTTTCACGTCTTACGAAGTGAACTTCCTAGGCACTTGCGGAGCGGAAGCTGCTAGTTCTTTCTCAAGCACCTGTGCTACGAGATCAAGAAGGCTGCTGCACTTGGCGATTCCAAGACCCTTTACCGGGCCTGCGGGAGGGAAGGACTGCCCCTTAAACTTGTCAATAATAACTTGGACGGGGACGCCATATTGGAGCGCGATGCTTGTCTGGGTTGCCCAGCCGTCCAGCATACCCTGAAGCGTCGTTCCTTGCTTGCCGATCCCTACGAATATTTCCGCGATTTCGTGTCCGCCTTCGTAGAAATTCACGCGCACGTATAGATCAATATCGCCCTGTTCTGAGTAGACGACAAGATGATGTATGCGCCCGCCACGGGTATCGGGGAGCTTATTCCTTACCATCTTTCTTTATCCATTTCTCGAATTTGAGTAAACCCCCTTCAAATTGTAGTTTCTTCCATAAATGAATACTGGCAGTATTATCCACTCTTACCGTAGCCCAGACGCGCGGGATTCCCAAAGACTTAGCGGCTTCTTCTAGAGCGCGAATAAGGGCAGTAGCTATTCCTTTTTGTCGCCAATCAGGATCAACAACTACATCTACTATTTCGTGATCATGCAGATGCAGGGTTGCCCGCCCTATTTCTTTCCCGCCTAGAATATGTACTATCTTAATTTCTTCATTCATCTTTCTCTCCATATAGTGCAAGGCAGATTGCGTCTGCCGTATTATCGTCTACCTCTACGCCGCATCGCTCTTTGACATATGTGATGGCCATTTCCTTCGCCACTTTCGTCGTATATTTCCCTTTCCCAAAGAGCTTGCTGCGCCAAGTAGCGATGGAGACCCAGTGTGTTTCGTAGCTCTTCTGGGTTGCCACGACGTCTATGATCGTTGCGATGCGCTGCATCTGCATGCCCGTGTATGGGTTATAACGTGACCACGGGCGCTCAAGATATAGGTGAGCGCCTTCAGGCAGGGCATGATTGATGTTGAAGAGGAATTCGCCAAGGTCTTCTTCGACGGGGATGCGCGGGTAGTTCCAACCACCGCAGTTCCACCCGAAATGAACATACTTAGTAGAATAGTCGCAGCCTACGATCATGCCAATTCTTCCCTTTTACGTCTTCGGTATTCTTTGTGATATTCTCTCCGATCTCGAGACTTACGCTTAGTCTGTTCCCACTTGCGCTTCTTGGCGCGAATCTTTTCTTCCTTCAAGTTTTCGCACGGAATACAGTGGCGATAATTACTGGCCGGGTCTGTATAAAATTCATCCGAACCGCATTTAGGGCAGACATATGATCTTCCGTTGTTTCGATTCGGCGTTTGATTGGCGTAAATCATGGGCATAACACGTTTGACCACGAAATAGGACCTTTCTATTCGCCTTCATAGCGACAATCTCCTATGTAGCCCTCCGTGGCATCGTACTGCTTTCGATCCCCTGTAGTGTAATCAGGCGGCTGGCGGTCTCCCATGCGCGCTGGTAGCTGGCGCACATACCCTTTGCCGTCTCATGGATCATATCGGCTTCGATATACATGCGCCGGGCTTGTCGCATCGTTTCACTATCGGCAAGCACCTGCGCTTCCTTTGACTTCTCGCTCCCATCTAGCGAAGCGGTGCGCACAGCCATGCCCGCCTCGTAGGCATTCTTCAGCGCGTTGCGCCTGCCCGAGATCAAGCCAATCTGCGCTTCCAGAAATGAGACATAGCCGCCGAATCGTTGGAGCAGTTCATAGAGATTGCTCGTGTCGTTCAATAAATCATGGCCGGGGACGGGGATGCCTACCTGGCGAATCCAATCATCCTGTGTCTTAAAGCATGACCACCACCCCCACCCGCGTTTATTGATGATGACACTGATAGGCAGCACGGCATCCTGCGCGCCGTCTTTGGTCAGCGTGCGCACTTCTTCCCACAGGTCATCTTGAGAATCCACATCCCAGATCTGGCCTAGTTCATCGTGGATTTGGATTTTGGTAGGAGGCGGAGCAGGCTTAGCTTTAGGCATCTTTCCCCTCAGTTAATGGGCCAATCGTTCCCATTGGGTATGGGCGTAATTCATTCCTGCGCTTACATTCTGGTTCTGTTTGGCCGCACACGCCGCAACGCCATCCTCGAATAAGATAATTCTTCACTTCTTCTTCTGTAAGATATTTTGAATATGGCCCGGTGGCCAGTTCTTCTCCGCTGCGAAACACATGTTTTGCATAGAGCCTATTTGCGGGTTCTATTTCTAACATTATTCTTCCCCGAATTCAAACCCACCGCACATGTGGAAAAAGGAGCATTGTTTATCGTTTAGCATAGGCGTTCTCCACGGCAACTGTCGCGATTCTACAAGTTGAACGATGTTCAGCAACCGCGTTTCGATGCTGCGCCACAGGTCACCATCAAATTTCTTGATGTAAGACTTTGGCATTTGGTCATTCTTATTCTCATACACGATCTGCGCCTGTAGCACGCCTTTTGCGAACATGTATGGGTGTACCTGGATTACGTGCTCGGGCTTAGGGGCGCGCAGTTTGTCCCACTCGTCTGTATTCATGGTCTTAAACTCAAACACCGCAATTTCATTCGTGGTGGGGTTGCGGATAAGATCATCCATCTCGCCGCGAATGTGCAGATGAGGGATTTCTATGTAGCGTTCAGCACTGGCCAATTTTCGTTCCTTCGGGCTGCCGCCCCAATGTTGAAACAGGCTCAGCCCGGCCTCATGCAGATACCGCTTCCAGTCTTCATCGCGGCTTGTGCCGTTATCAAAGATGCGCTGTAGCCGAGCCCTGACGGTAGATTTGCCCGTTTGCCCCATGTACTGGAACGCGAGCAGTGCATCACATGGATTACCGAGCGCGCTCGGGTGAAACCAGCCGGGGTCGTAGCGCAGTTCTTTACTGCTCTCTAGGTGATCATCTACATGTGCTAGGAGCCATCCGCCTGTGCGCTGTGCGACGACACGGCTAAGTGGCGAATCTTTAGGAATTGTCTGTTTCTTTGCCATGTCCCGTTTCTTCAGAGCCTTTACCCTGCCTTATGCCAACGAGGGGTTCTGGTGTCTTGAATGCGCCTTTGGGGAATACAGGGTGTTGAGCCTTATTACACCCGCGACAGCGTTTTGGGCCTAATCGTAAGATAGAATTGACTAATGTCGTTTTGCAGCCGCAGCGGCATTTACATTTCATTCTTCTTTGCCAAGTGCCTTACCAATCGCGCTAAGTTTCCCCGCCATATCTATCCCTTGACTGACCCGAATTGTCAGCCCGGCAAGGTCTTCGACGTCCAGTTCGGCGGCCTGTTCTACGGTAAGGTTTGTTCTATCAACGATGAAGAGCAGCGTTGCTTCCAGATCGCCATTGGTGGCACGCTGCAAGAGGATTGCCTGTTTGAGCGTGAACGGCTTGGTGCTGATCTCGATATCTTCAACGTTCATTGAATGCCTTCCTCCGTTCTGCCGCTGACCCAGCTACCGCTTCAAGAAATGAGATAACAGATGCTTCGATATCTGAGCGTACCAGTTCGGCCGGAATGTGCATGATTGGGAGGAAGTATTCATTCAGCAGCCTTGCATCCCGCGCCGCATCCTTCTTCGGGCTATGGCTTGGCCCATCTATCTCCAACCCGGCATGAAACTCGCCCAGATAGATGTCAATGCTAAATGGGTGGAATGCCACTTCGCTTTCATAGCTAATCTGCATCTGGTCTAAGATGCGTTCGACGCGACGATGAGGGGCGCTTCTTGTCGTCTCGTCTTGGCTATGAATCGCCATTTGTCAGTTCATTCTTCAGGCGCTCAAACTCTTCTGGATTTTCGATAAGATGCTGGCGCATGGCTGCCTTCCCGAGTTTCTTCACCTCGCCATATACATAATACGGCAGCCGCGCAATGATGATTTTGCGCTCCAGCGCCTCATCAATGAAGGATTGCACCATGTCGATCTGGCCCTTGAAGTGGAAGGGGATCTGAACGCTGGCACTCTGAATCCCTCCAACCTTATTCTTTTTCGCAATAATCTCCATGATGAACCCGACGCGCTCTTCCTTCTCCTTCAGCCAGCCCTCGCGCCGGGTTCGTAGCGTCACGTGATTACTATGGCGCATAGCCCAGCCGCCGGGGTAGTTCTCTTCATACCCGCCGATGTTGGCGCGCATCTGGTTCAGAAGAATAAAGACGATATCGTCCATCTGGGGTGTAACCGCTGCGAAGAAGTGCGCGATCAGCTTGGCATGGGTGCCGACGAAGTGCTGTTCGCTTCCCTTTTCCGGTTCGACCATCGCGCGCGGCATCATAGCGGCAATACTATCAATCCCGACAAGGCCGAGTTCGGGTTCGGCGTTGATGACGGCGAGGATCACATCAATACCTTCTTCGCCATACATCGGCTGCGCCACCATGAGCTCATCTACATCTACGCCGCTGGCGGCCCACCATCGCGCGTCATACCCGCGCTCGTGGTCCAGGATCAGACACTTTGGCCTGTGTTCACTCCGCTGTTGACTGGCGACGGCGTATTGGAGCAGCACGGTCTTGCCGGTGCTTTCTGGCCCTACGATCTGTGTATAACGCCCGGCAGGCCAGCCGCCCCCTAACAGTTCATCAAACCCAGGAATATCGGAAGGCAGCCGCCTGATGACAAGCCTTGGATCATTCCCCTTCATGATCAGGCCTTCGGCCAGAAGGCCATCAATCGTTGTCGGAATCTTTGTCATGTCTTGATCTGCCTAGTTCGTCTGTCTTTTGCTCCATCCGTGCAGCCGCAACATAGTCGCATCATCCTGTTCAACCCTCGTGAACGTTCTTACTTCATCTCCCCAAACTGTTATCTCTGTTCCAATCTCTATCACTTCAATGTCTTCATAGCCATCATAATGTTCAAAGAGCCGGTTGCATTCATCGCATCTACTAATCTTCACAGTGCCTCTACGATAATTCCTAAGTCATGTGGATACGAATTAAACGCTTCTGCCGCCCGGTGTACGGCTGCATAGGCTTCCGGGACCGTCAGCGCGGCGCGCAGGGAGTCGCTGGCAAGGCTTAACCGCCACACTGCGGCATGGGTGCCCCCGCTGCCCCTAACCCAGCCTACGGGGCCGTGAGGGTCTTTAGCGCCCAGTTCCATTCGCATGCGTGTCTGGAATGGCCTGTACCACGCGGCATTCGGGTCATACTCGCCCGCGAATTCAATGCAGAGCGTATCGTTGTGTTCAAACCAGATGTTGAGTTTCTTCATTCTAAATCCTCTATGTTCCTTTCCTGTTGGCGGTCTGCCATGAATCTTCCTAAAATCATGACAGATTTCGCATACCATCGCGACTTCTACTTTCTTGTGATGAAGATAATATGATTCATCTGCGCGGATCTGTGTATTTCGTTGTCGGAACTTAGTCTCTGCAGAAACTATCTTATCGCCCCTATAGGAATTTGAATCCCCTTCGTCTGCAAAGACTCTTATATGGCGCGTACTAAGTCTTCGCGGCATAACGATATCTCCTCATGGTGCCCTGACCATTCTTAATACGCAGATTATATCCCCATCGGCCCTTGCGTGCGATATTGGCTCTACGCCTTCGTTCTTCTTCACCTATAGAGGCCCACCAAGCTCGTTGCCGGAGCCTAGTCTCTATAGAAACTATCTTACCGGCATGGTGGTGATTGGCATGTTCGCCACGAGTCATAATCTTCAAGTTTCTAAGCCGATTGTCATGCTTATTGTGGTTGAGATGATGAACTGTCTCGGATTTTAGAAGTACGCGGCCAAGGTGTTCCGCCATAATGAGTCTATGTTTGTTCACGTGCTTTAGGCCAGGAAACAAGGGATGATTATAGAGCATCATTCTAATATACCCGAAGGTATTGTCCTCGTATTCACCGCCCTTGTAAGCCGCGTACTTATCTACCATATCTGTATTTTCTTAATCCTACTACCGGTCGCCCTTCCTCAATATACTGTTCCGCACGCAATTTCTTATCGTATTCACACAGTGTCATCTCAATATCGCGCATCTCTAATTCAAGGTCTGTGAAATGATGAGCGTTACACAGAAGAATATGCATCATGGCAATAGCGGCATCCCTGCCGCGTATCGCATCCGTGCCGTGGATTCGTTGCAGCCCTCGGATTGCTCCGGGGCCGGGGTTCGCCCATGTCATGATATCCGGCGCATCCTGCAAGAGAGACGTATGCCGCAGGTCAGTTACGATCTCATAGGCAACAAACGGACCGATACCCGGCATGCGCTGTAGATGCAGCCATACGTTTTCTAATGTCCAGCGTGAAATCCTGCGGATGAATTCCTTGCGGTGTTCCCAGAAGTAATCAAGGCGATCACAAACACCTTCAAGCTTATTCTTGCCCTTAAGGTCTGTTCCGGCTATCAGGTAGGCGTTGTTGAATATCTTATGCCCCATCTGTTGGTCGACAATGAGGCCGCTGGCGACGCCGCCGTTGCGATGAATTGTCCAATCGCGCGACCAGCCGATAGTCTTCAACGTAGGCGGCCAGTTGAAGAACCGGGCTACGGCCATGTTGAAGATCAATACTTCGGGTGGCGCTTTGCGATTGCGCCAGTTCTGCGCGATCCATTTTGTGACTGTATCCTGCTCGCGGTACACGTTGCAGAAGTAATAATCGCGCAAGATTGGGTCTTTCGTCCACGGCCACGGCGCTCCGGCTTCTTTCTTGAGATAGATAGCCTGCCGCTCTTCCATGAAGCGGAAGAACCCCTCAACGCTGCCGTTTCGCGTAACTGTACTCATTTCATGTCTTCAATCCACCTATGTAGTACGCGAAGCTCTTGTTGTAAATACGCTTCCGGCGCTGTTTCGGCACGAAACCATAATCCTTCATCTTTAGCCTGTTCGTCGGCTAAGCCCCACAGTGGGCGGAGTTTCTCTTCAATAAAATCCTTCTCGTACTGATCAAGAATCTTTAACGTAGCTATCGAATCCTGCGGTAAGACTTTTGGTTTTAATGGGTCATACCAGCCAAATGCTCTCAGGAGATCTTCTCGTGTCATCATGGTTTTTCATCTATCCAAATCTGTGCCGCCTTGAGCCAGTCAGAATAACTATCGACATGGCGGCAGTCATCCCAGATTGTTTCTAGCCGCCCAAGCCGATACCCGCGCAAGAAGTCATTCGCGAACATTAGGAACGGGATTGGCCCTTCGTAGTCGTCGCCGCTTTCCAGAGCCGCGTTACATGCTTCTACTAAAGTATCAAGCGGAATGGCCTCTGTAAACGCCAGCCTATGCACTGGCATTTCTGGCAGCGGCTCAAAGCCGTGCGCCAGCATGTTCTTCGTAATATCCCAGTTTGGTCCCATGCCTTCGCCGCCCGTATAGACATGCAGACTGTTTGAAAGGTGTGTCTGTGTCCCCATCTCTACACCAAGCCGCGCAGCCAGCCAATCTAGCAAGATGCCAAACGTAGGGATATTGACGGCGTAGAGCCCCCAGTGCAGGTCGTTAGACCTATTGATGACGGTCATATGCAGCTTGCCATCGCGAAGCTTGAACATGATCATGTCATTGCAGTTATGTACTAAGACCCCGGAGCCAACAAAGAAATTGTGGTTATCTTCTACAATTAGATCGTATACCGGCTCCGCGACAGTCAATGTCTTTATACTGACAACCTTATGATTATTTTCAACGGCAGATACATAATTTGACCAACTCCCCCATCGCACTTGAATAGTGCTGGGGCTGAATGTGCCACGGTACTTCTCCCAGAAGTTCCTATATGTGATCTTTCCTTCTTCTTCAAGGAGGCGGCGGCCCATACGCACCAATTCAAATTCAGTTAGCTTTTTACTCGAATGATATGAAGAAGGGATAGAGAATTCATGCCCTTGGTTAGTAGAGCGATGGTACTTAGCGTGTTTACCATGCTCAATCAGAACTAAATTATCTTTGTGATTGTCCATGCCATTGTGATTATCATGATGAACATCATGACCTGCCGGAAGCGGCCCGTTTAGGAATTCATAGTATTCACGGTGAACTGCCCGGCGATTTTTCCCTGCCCAATTCTTTGTAATGTTTTTGATGAATGCTTCGCGCCCTTTGTAACTAAATAGTCGGATAGGAATTAGGCTATTGCCCTCGTTTAGTTCATCGGCCCGCACCCAAGAATATGTTGTGGTAGAAGCGTGCTTCGCTTCATGCCCAAGTCGTTGGCGATTCTTGATAAGAACCTTGTGATCGGGAGTCAGCTTGATCGTAGAGCCATCATCGAGTGTAAGTAGAATAAGTTGCTTGCAGCCAGATTCTTTGCCAACGGCCCATTTGATTTCAATTTCGTCTGTATCTTCGTTAAGAGTGTAGACGGGGTATGTTCTTCCAACAAGCTTGC